CTTGGCGGCCGTGTAGATCTTCAGGGTGGCCCGGTAACACTTTCCCGTCGTCGTCGTGAAGGCGTCGCTCTTGATCCCCTCGCCGGCCGCATCGACGATGAATTTCCGGGAATAACCGCCATCGCTGTATTTCTCGGAGCTCCGGGCGTTGGTCGTCGGGGTCCCGACGCTTGCCCAATTCGCGTCCACCTCCATCGAGCCGTTGACGATCAGGTCGTCGCCGGTGATGTTCCAGGATTGCTCGTCGAGATAGGGGCCGTTGTTAAAATCGACCGTGGAAAGCGTCCAGGAGGTATGCCCGGTGCGCGTGAGCTTCCGCGGCGCATAGAGCGGGTGGACGAGATACATCGTGTCCGCGTCCTGGGCGTATTTGATCCCCGCGAGATGCTCCTCGAGGTAAGGGCTCGCGATCTCATAGGGGGATCCGCCGCTCTCGATTTGGCCCTGGTCCTTGTAAAAGCGGATATACTGATCGCCAAACTCGAGGATATAGGCCTGGGTGATCGAAAACTCGAAGGGGATCATCCGGACCATCTTCGAGGAGTCCTTGACCTCGGCGACGAAGTAGGATCCGGGGCGGCGCCGGGCCGGCCCGTGGACCAGGGGGATGAAGTTCTCCATCTTCCGGCAGCCGGCGACGTACTTCTCGACGTCGACGCGGCCGTAGAGTTGCGGAGAGAGCTCGCCGGCGTTGAAACTCGTGATGATCGGAGAAACCCGCGCCATGCCTACAACCTCGCGTTAAGCCAGGAATCGACCTCGATCTCGTCCGGGGTCCCTTCCTGGGCGTCGATGCACCCGGCCTCGAGCTTCTTCCGCTCGTAGATCTCCATCATGAGCTCGGCGAGGCTCCGGTTGTTGGAGAGCGCGTAGGCGAGCTCGGCCGCCAGGCGTGCCGCGACGGCGCCGACCAGGAGCGGGTCCATCTCTCCGGCGCCGATCCGCTTGATGTAGAGGATCTTCGCCGTGCTCTCGTTGGTCAGGAGCTTGCGGCCCTCGACCTTGAATTTCAGATCTAGCCGCTCGAGTTGAAGGACCCGGAGGCAATCGGCCGGAAGGGCATACTGGAAGGCGAAGCCAAAGACCGGCGTATCGGTTTCCTGGGCAAGCGAGGCCCTGGCGGTCGCGCAATTCCAGTTGTAGGCCCGGAGCGTTTCGTCAACGACGGGTTGGTAATAGACCTTGCACTTCCGGGCGGCCTCGGTCTGCTCCTCGATGTTCGCGATCGTTTTGTGTCCGATCGAGGTAAGCGCGATGTTGCAGATATCGACCTGGCTTGCCATTGATCCACTCCTCTGAGGATCCGAGGAGGAGGGGCGCGAGGCCCCTCCCCTCTTTCGCTGTTAGAGTTCCCAGGCCAGGGGCCGCTTAGTTGGAAGCGGCCTTGAAGATGACGAGTTGCACCTTGCCGGTCGCGGCGGCGCCGCCGGTCTTGAGGACCAGGGGCGTGTCCGCGGTTGCCTTGTACCCGACCCCGGTCTGAGCGCCCTTGACCGCCTCGACCGCGGAGGCGGTGGAAACGGCGGTAAAGTAGCGGTCGTCGTCGCCGCTGTCCCCAAGCTGAATCGTGGAGTTTGTGCCCAGGGCGGCCGCGACAAGAAAGGCGCCGAGGAAAACCTCGCCCTTCTTGAGCACGCCCATGTTGACCGTGGTCCCCGCGTCATCGCCGGCGAACGTGAATTCGTCGTAGGAGGCGCGGACCTTGCCGCCGTACTCGGCCCCGAGGAGATCCCTCATGGTCGGAGAGGCGTATTTTGCGTAGTTGCTTCCGTTAGCCATCTTGAAAATCCTCCTGTGTTACTGTGAAGGGGATCCCGGAGGATCCCCGGGGTTGGCTTGATTAGCTTTCGGTCGCCTGGATCTCGACGACGCCCTTCTCGTCCATCCGGGTCGCGCCGATGAACATCCCGACGTAAACCTGGGTCGCGTAGTTCTTGTCGTCTCGCTCGGAGACGCGGGTGATGATGTCCGTCCCGATCCCCAGGAGAATCGAGTTCTGGCTCCAGGCCAGGCAGGAGCGGGTCGTCGAAACCTTCTTGAGCCGCTCGGTCCGGATGAATTTGAACCCCAGGAACGTGTCGATCTGGCCGGCGGCCAGGGCCTTGACCGTGTTGTAGTCGGCGGATGTGATCTGCGTCGTGCTGAGCAGCGCCGTGACCTGTTTCGCGCTCAAGGCAAGGAAGCGCGGCTCGTCCGGATCGTTCTCGTAGGAATCGAGGATCTCCTTCGCCGAGAGGAGCTTCGCGAGGGTCAAGCCCGCCGATCCGTGGGCGATCTGGTGGGTCGAGGCCGGGAAGGCATAGGTCGTCGTGCCGTCCCGGCCGCCGTAGGCCGTCGCCAGGGCCGCGGCGATGATCTCGTCGTCAATCGAGCGATTCATCGCGGCGACCGCGTTGACCGCGTACTTCGAGGTCGGGTCGGTGATGAGAGTCGGGCGGTCGAAGTTGTCGATCAGGTCCGCCCAATCGTAGGGAGCCAGCGCCACTTTGCGCCGGACGTGGGGCGTCGAGATCAGCGGCGTGTCCGCGTGCCGCTGAGTCCGCTTCTGCGCGGCGGTCTGGTCGATCTGATCGAAGAAGCCATACTCGCCCTGCACTCTTTCCTCGCGGACCGCTGCGCGGAGCCGAGAGGGCTTCTGCTGCTGCAACAGCACGACGTTCTCGTTGTACTGCTGCACCATTGCGGTTGTGATTTCAAAGCTCATGGAATGATCCTCCTCTGTGAAAGGGGTTGGTTTTTACTCGTTGAACCGTTCAAGATTTCTCTTTCGCGATTGCCCGAAACCGGATCGCATCAACCATCAACGCGGCCCGGATCCCCGAGAGGAGGATTGCCCGGATATGTCGGAGAGGGTGGGAGCCCGGGGCCGGCCAGGAAAGTAGGAACCTGGTTCTCGGCCCCCGGGCGCCCTGGGGCGTATCAGCCGCCCGACGAGAGAACTTCGTTGAGCCGCATCACTTCCTTCACGGCCTCGTCGTGCCGCGGGTGGCGCTTGTTGAAGTAGGCCTCGTTGAGCGGGTTTTGCTTGTTGCTTAGAATGTCCTGCTTGCGGAGCTTCGCGTCGTTGGCGTTGAGATCGAAGCTCGGCCGCTCGCCGCGCACCAGGGAGCTCTCGCGCATCGAAACCCCGATCTGCGCCAGGAGCCCCGTGATCAGCGGGTCGTTGCCGTATTTCTCGGCGATCAGCGAGATCTCCTCGGGAGAGCCGCCGAAGGTTTTCAGGACGCGGTTGGCGACGTCGACCATCTCATCGGCCTTTGCCCCGAATCGCTCGCGCATGGCCGCAACGCCGGCCTCGTAGGCCTTCTCGCTGTTCGCGGAAAATGCCTGGTAATCCCGCAGGACCTCGCCCATGTGCCAATCAATGAGCTTCTGGACCTGCCCGGGCAAAAGCCCGACCTCGTGGGCGAGCTTCTTGAAGCCCTTGAGGCGCTCCTCGTTGACCTGGATCCCCTTCGGGATCTTGTCCTCGCCCGGGAGCTTGACCTGGTAGCCGTCGGGATCCTTCGGCCGGCCGAGCTTGTCGAAAACCTGGCTCCAATACTCCGGCGTATCGTTCTTCCCGGCCGGCAGAGCGATCTTCTCGGCCCCGATCATGCTCTGCGCGGAGATGTAGCCCTTCACGAGTGAAGGAAAGTCCTTGATGCTCGCGAGGCTCGGGTCCTGGGCGAGCTCGGCCGGGATCATCTCCCGCCAGTTCGCGCCCTGCGTTGCCCCCTGGGTCGTCCCCTGGGCGCCCTGCTGTCCTTCGCCGCTTCCGGATTGCCCGGCAGTTCCGGATCCGTTACTCATGCTTTACGACCTCCTTGATGATGTTATTATCCGCATCCTGGACCATGCCGAGGATGTATAGGACGACGTTCCTGCTGCCCTCGAGGAAAAGCGCCTCCTGGGGATCCCCGCGATAAGTGGGGTCGAGGAAACAAAATTGATTCGCCAGGTCGTCCAGGACGAGCTTGCCGGCGTCGCCGGAGAAAACGTCCCGGTAGGCCTGGGCGATCTGCTTTTGCCGGATCTCCGGGTCCTTGTGGAATTGCCCGATCCAGGTGAATATGCGCCGGATCTCCATCTTCACCCCCACCAGGCCCAGGCGATCAGCGCCCAAAGGACGACGCTTGCCAGGGCGCCCAGGAGAATTCCCCTGGCCGGCGCGAGATCCTCGTAAAGGTTCACGCCCTCGATCCGACCGATCTCCGGGACCGGGTTGTCCGCCGCCGTCCGGCCGTCGTAGTTACTGAGCTCCTGCACTTGCCTGGCCTCCTTGAATGATCTGATCGAGGAGCGAGCCGTCCTCGACCTTCTTCTCGACCGGGACCGCGGCCGCCAGGTCCCTCATGCCTTGCTCCTGGGCCGCCTTCTCGGCCGCCGCCTGGCGCTCCTCCCGG